ATGCTTTAATCAACGACCCTAACTACGAAATAGAATTTGTAGGTCAGTTGGCCCAGGCACAGAGAAGGTCAGAGCTTAATACTTTGGTTACTGCAATCACTATGGTAGGACAAATGGCACAGTTTGCACCTGATGTTCTTGATAAGGTTGACACAGACAGAACAGCTGATGAGGTGTGGGCTATTACTGGAGCACCTGTCCAAGTGTTACGAGATGACGCTGAAATAGCAGAGTTGAGAGAAGAAAGAGCAAACCAAGCGGCTATCAATAGACAGTTACAGGTTGTTGGTGCAGGTGCAGGAGTCGCCGAGGTGGCTAGTCAGGTGGATGTAAACGTAGCCCAAGCAAAGGAGAAAGTAAAGAGTGTATAGACTTGACGATATAAACACGGTTAAAGGTTTACAATCTAACTTGCATATCTGCTTTGATGGAGTGCCTGGGCAAGAGGTAATGAGATTTTTAGAAGCGTCTTGTGGTTGGTATGAATCAATATTTGACCCAGTCAACAAAGATAGAATACTAATAAACGCCGGGAAAAGGGAAGTCCTGGCAACAATCAAAACACTATTGAACTTATCTGCAGACCAGATAGTTTCAATGGTAAAACAGAGAGAGGAGTAACACAATGGAGGACAACTTGAACCCAGTAGCGGACAATTCAAGCCCGGTAGCAGATGCACCCGTTGTTGATTCAGCACCTATAGCACCGACTTCGCCAGAATTACCAGTAGCACCAGTAGTATCACCGTTTAGTTGGAAAAGTAAATTAAGTTCTGACATGGCTAATAGCCCGACCATGCAGAAGTTCGATGATTCACCAGAAGGATTAAGCAAAGCAGTAGAAAGCCATTTGTCATTAGAGAAGATGTTGGGACACGAGAAAGTTCCGATACCAAAGAACGCCGATGACGTTGAAGGTTGGAATAGGTTTAGTAAAGCAATGGGTATACCAGATAAGGCAGAGGGATACGGTCTTGCTGATGTAGAGTTACCCGGTAATATGAAAGACTTATCATTTGATAAGAACAAGTTTGCTGAAACTGTGCATGCTTTTAAACTTACACCATCACAAGCACAAGGACTATGGAAAGCATATACACAGCAGTCAATGGAAAGTTATAACAAGTTCTTAACTGAACACGAAAACAACTTGGTTAAGGTAGTCAATCAGTTAAGGGGTGAATGGGGTGAGGCATACGACACCAACGTTGAGTTAGGGCAGACAGTAATCAACAAGTTTGCCGGGGATAAAGAAGCACAAGACTATCTTACTGGTGTATTAACAAAAGACCCAAGAGCGATTAAGTTCCTTGCTAAGATAGGAAATCAGTTTGCGGAGAATAAGGTCGGTGATTTCCAGATCAAGAGGTTCAGCCTTGCACCGGAAGAAGCCAGTAATGAGATAGACAAGATAACAAAAGACCCGAATCATCCGTATAATAACGAAAAAGCACCTGCTGCTGAACACGAAGCAGCTGTTAATTACGTGAACAATCTTTACAAAGTAATTGAGAAAGCTAAATCTGGACAATCGTAAGACCTGGATTTAGTGTAGCAAAAAGGTCAGACAAGCTATACGCCCTGACAAACTGTGGTGAGTTGTGAAAGACTGCCCCGGTGGTGGACAAGCAGGCATAAACAACTGGTTAAACAACTTAGAGGTTACAAATGGCAGACACACAGAGTCAGATATACGCACAGGCGTATGGCCGGAATATTATGCAGCTTGCACAGCAGAAATATTCTAAACTCATAAATACAGTTTTTATGAGGCCAAGTATCAATGCGAAAGTGTTTTTTCAGGATAGGATAGGAACGTGGTCGATGTCAGTAAAGGGTGGGCGTAATGTTGCTACCCCGAACAATGACCCGAACCTATCAAGACGTATGGGAACGTTGGTAGATTACCACGACGCCCGGCTTTTGGACAGAGGCGATGAGTTAAGGACTATCTCTGATCCCAGAAGTGCTTACACGATAGCTGCTGCCGGTTCGTTAGGCCGTAAGATTGACGATGTCATTCTTGCTGCTGCGGTCGGAACTGCTGCGTATGGCGAAACTGGTTCTTCAAGCGTTACTCACTCGAACACCGTTGCAATAGCCACCTATGGATATATCACCATAGCCAACCTCGGAACTCTGAAAAAGAAGTTTGACGATGCGGATGTTGAGGAAGAAGATCGTATTATGGTCATCTCTCCCACAGCGTTGTCGAACCTCTTACAGCTTTCCCAGGTTAGTTCGGCTGATTTCAACACCGTTAGAGCCTTAGTAAGGGGAGAAGTGGACACCTTTATGGGCTTTAAATTCATCACCTCTACCCGGTTGGATAGCGTTACTGGTTTGGTTAGCCCAGGATCTATTTCCTGCATAGCCTTCCAGAAATACGGTCTTTGCTTGGGTATGGGTTCTGCACCCATAGTTAGAACTGACGAGAGGAACGATCTTTCTTACTCTTGGCAGATTTACTATGAACTGAACATCGGTGCAGTACGGTTGGAAGAAGCGAGAGTTGTATCGGGCGATACAGCTTGAGTAATACCGCTATAGGCGGAAAACAAGGAGAAACACATGGCAGTAGTTAAAGCGGCAAATGTAACAAAGTATACGGCGAGTGGTTCAGAGGGGTCAGGAGATAATTATATTCCTGATGGTTATATCAAGTCAGTAGAAAAGGTGTGGATTGACTCTTATGCGTTCACATCGGCTCTTAGCACCCTTACTTCTATTCATATCGGTAAAGTGCCGAAGGGTAAGAAGCTGACTGATGTAATCGTGTATTTCCCTGCGTTGATCGATGCAGGAACTACACAAACAATCTCTTTGGGAACAGCGGTTGTTACTGCTGGTGGAACTGTTGGAACCCTGGGATTGATGGTTGACGGTATTGGATCTACGGCTATCCAGACTGCTTCTGCTGGATGTGCCAAGATGAGTCCGACCGGGGCGTTACAGGAACTGTCAGCTGATAGTGATATTTATATCATTTTCAACGCTGCCACTACTGTTACGGCTGGAACTATTAGGTCTATAATTAAATACACTTAATAGCGATCGTTGGGGGGTGGGGCTAAACACCCCATCCCCTAACTAAACCATGAATATATTTGATTACGTTAAATCAAAACTAAACAAAACAAATACCGGAATTCTTGACGCTAAGTTAGTTCAATTAGTAGGAAAAGCCCAAGCTAAAATAATATCCGGGTCAATAGATAAGTTGCACGATAAGTTGGACAAGGAAAAAAAAGATAAAGATAAGAAAAAACCTAAATAAGGGAAGGGATAATTATGGCAATATCAAAGGTTGAACTTATAAATAAATCACTTACTCTCTTAGGTGCTTCCCCTATAACTTCCATAGAAGATGACACTACCAACGCCAGGGCTGTTAACAGGGTATATGAAATAGCCTTACGGTCAATCCTGTCAGAATGTAAATGGAACTTTGCCACTAAGAGGGCTTTACTAGGATTAGTTACCGATACAATGGCTTGGACTTATACAAACGAATTGTATGTTTACCAAAGACCGATTGATGTTATAAGAATATTTGGAACAAACGATGATGACGCAGAGTGGCGTGAAGAAGGTGATTATATTATATCTGACACAGCGGCACTTGGTGTCCTTTATGTTTACTACTTAGACAATCCAGATAAATACCCGGCACAGTTCATTGAAGCCTTTGCCGATAAACTAGCTTCTGAAATAGCCTATTTAATATTAAATTCCGCAACAAAAGCACAAGAGATGTATCAAAAATACCAGACAGTATCTTTACCCAATGCCAGGTCAGAGAACGCACAGGTAGGTAAACAGCAGTATATGAAAGATGATGCCTGGGAATTATCAAAAGATAGTAATGGGAGTTTAAATGCCTAAAATAGAACGGTATGAACTAACAGAGGCGTAAATGGCAAAAGCTGGAATATATATAAGAACTCCAGAAATAAGACTTAAATTGAAAACTCAAAAAAAATGAAAATAGATTATATACAAACTTCCTTTGCAGGCGGAGAATTTGGCTCGTCTTTATTCGGTAGGACTGACATAGCACAATACGCCAATGCTTGTGAAATAGTAGAGAATATGCTTGTCAGACCCTACGGCTCGGTAATAAGCACACCGGGGACAAGGTATGTTGCAGAGGTTCAAGATTCTACTAAACGGACAAGACTTATACCCTTTGTGTTTAATAGGACAAACTCATAC